AAGACACGATGAAGAATGAATCAGTTGTTCACGTCTGCTTGGGCGATGATAGGCACTATTATTTCGGGTCAGTCGCCGCCATCTTCGACCGCTTCACGCCGGATGAATTGGGTGTGTCGTTGCCGACATTGTGGAATTATGGGCTTGCACCTGACCGACCTTATAAAAACAACCGTTGCGCCATCTATCGGGGCAACATAGAACGAAAGAAGCAAACAAAATGAAAGATAACCACCCAAAAATCAAGTTCCGAAAGAACAATGAATCCGATGTGATTTGGTGGGTGGATAACCCCGAAAACATAGGTGAATGGCTATTCACCTTTGACAAGAAACAAATCTTTAATATGTTTCGGGATTACCCCCACGAACTGACACAAAAACAAAAGGCAATCTTTGACAAAGAAAACCCATATTGGGTTGACTTCTTCAAAGACCGCCAATGATATTTCAACACCTTGCAAGGGTGCATCAGGTTATTTAATCGTACCTGATGCACCTTTCTTTTGGTTGTCTTTGGATGTATTGATATAGCCCATAAGTGTTTTGAAACTTGAATCGCCTTTGAAAAGGTCAATATCTATCAGTTGGGCGGAATAACAACGCCCCCTTGCACCAAATCGTTTTCCAAATATAGTCGCATTCAAGGGTTTCCAACCGTTTGAGTATGCCGATTGCAATTCAAGATATTCAAATTTCCCTTTTGCAACTTGTCGGACAATCGCCGCGTGTTGACCAATAGCGAGATAATACATTTTTCCGATGGTCGTTGTTTTCATAATTTCAACGCCGGAAACGTCATATTTATTCACGCCGCCCATTTTTTCACAAATCGTCACGATGTTACCCGTGCGGGCGAAATAACGTCGGCTTTCACCATCGCGGAAATCAAGCACATCAAGCCCGGCATGGTTGGCGGCAAAGGTGAATGCCAACGATGAACAAGACCCGGCGGTTTTATCGCCGCCGCTCACTCTTTCCACAATTTCATCAACCGTCGGTTGCTTGGCGTGTTCCTTGACTTCAAGATAATCAACTTTCCACGTCTTGATGTCGTCAACAACGGTGTCAAGTTTAGGTCTTGCCGCTTCTTCCTCCAACTTTTTCTTTTGGGCTTCATCAACCTTTGCTTTAAGGTCATCAAAAGCCTTGTTGATGTCCTTTTTGAAAGCACCCCAAGAATAAGCCCGGTCGCGTCCTCTCAAATAAAACACATACTTTGAAAGTTCGGAATCATCAATACTGAAACCCCTTGCTGTTTTCATCAGGGCATCGGCATCGGCAATAAACTTGTCAACCTTTTTGTCTGCGGCATAAACACGACCATCCAAGCGATACATTTCATCTTGCATCTTATCAAATATCGTATCATTATCAATATCAGCAAGGAAAGAATCAAGCAAATTGCGTAAGGTGGTTGTTTTGACACCCCATTCATCTGCGGTCTTAATCGAATCACGGACTTGCGCGACAACCCCTTTTTTGTAAACGCTTAATCTTGCTTCCGGCGATGCCTTATATTGACGCAACTTGTCCTTTGCCTTTTCAAGTTCCGATTTATAGAATAAAGACCCGTCCGCCCACATCGACTTGTCCGCCGAAAGATTGGTCATGTATTGTGTGAGTTCGGCGACCACATCCGGCAACACATCGACCCCGGCGGCGTTGATGTCTTTAATCAGTTGGGCGGCATCCTTAAAGAATGCCGACAATTCGGTGGTGTACTTCGTACCCTCGGACGTGATAAGCGAAATGAATTTGTTGATGTCCTTGACATCCTTTGCCGCCACCGCCGCGTCAAGACCTTTCAACCGAAGTTCAAGCCCCCATTCTTCGGCAATCTTTCGTGCTGCTTCAACTGACGGCATCAGTGCGTCAAGTTGTGCTTGCACGGGGTCAACTTCGGGTTCAGGCAATGCGATTTTCAACCCCTTTGCCAAGTCGCCGTCAACAAAGTTGTCTTTTATGAAATACGGGGTCGATGCCCAGCCCGCCGACGCTTCCATATTTTCGGCGACCCATTCTTTGAACCCGTCCGGCACATCGGTAACAAGATTCTTTGCTTGCTTCTTCTTGTACTCCGTGCCGCGCAAAGCTGCTTTGAGGTCGCCCAATTCATTTTCATCAAAGGTTTCTTCATCCATCAGGATTGGCACGGCGTAACACATACATTGCGGATGCCACCCTTTGAACTTGAACGTCTTGGGATAGCGACCTTGCAAGCGGTCACACATCTTGCATTTGCAAAGGGGTTCATGGTTGCTTCGGTGAATCTCAAAGCCGACAACGAAATCAAGTTGTTGCCACCGCAAAAAGTCACTTTCCCGGTAAGCCATATTGATTTCGGAACGTGTCAGGCGTTGGGCATTCTTCACGCTCGACCGATAGACACCTTGCCCCGGATGAAAAGCCCGTGCCGCTTTCGACAACACAAGGTTGCCCCGCTTGTCGCGCACACGGCGAAACAAACGGTCAGGGTCGCGCAAATTCTTCTTGACATCGCGGGCAAGTTCTTGTGCGCTGCGCCCCTCTCCAAGTCCGACATCAAGGGCGGTTTCTAATTGGTCACGATATTGCCCGACATATCGCCACACACGTTGCGACAAGTCCATGCCGCCGACCTTGCGCCCCTGAAAGGTGCTTAAAGCGTCCAAATTGCGGTCTTGCATCTTCTTCAACCGCGCCTTTGATAACTTCGACGTGTCCATGATTGAAGCAATGAACCCGTCGTTCTTCTCGCAAGCGAACAACCATTGATTCTTCGACCCTGATTCAATCGTGGTTTGAAGCTGCGTGGCAAGTTGCCCGACAATCTTTTTCAATTCGCCTTTTCTTCGGGGGTACCCTTCGAAAGAAAAGGGCTTGTCGGAGTCAATCTTGCGCCGGGCAGCTGATTCCGCCATCGCAAGGGTCACACGGTCAAACAATGCTTGCACCGCCGCCGCATATTGCTCGGTGGTGCGATAATGGTTCAAGTCGAATCCCTGAATCGAAAACCGGGTTGTTTTTTGACGCTTCTTTGCCATTAGTCGTTATCGGTTTCAAGATGTGTGATAAAGTCATTCAGGACATCGCGGATTCGCCGCATTTTGGCAATAAATTCATCGCGGGTGTCATAAGACGCTTGATGAATATGCGCGGACACATGACAATCCGACACGCGGATGAATGTTGACCGATACGGTTCATTGTCGTAATCATCCACCATGCCGTCGTATGCAACGACACTTCCCGTCGATGGTGAATCCGGGTCGTTGAGCCACACGCGCCGGATGAACTTTGTTTCTCGCTTTTCGCTCATCGTTTCAAGGTGAAATGTTCGCAATAATCATGTTTCAGGAATTTGCACCACTTTTGAAACTTGCAGTTGCAAAAGATGGGTTGACCGTCCGCCCCGATGTTGTGCCAATTCTCGGAATACGCACAATCCTTGCAAGTATATTCCGGGCGGTCGGGTTTAGTCGCTTTCTTTGCCATATCGCAATCGGATTGTTTCACCCTTGACGGCGGAATCAAAGGTGAGTTTGTCAACGTGAACGGTTCGCACGGCGGTTGAATCCGCGACATATAGAATCCACATTTCGGGAATTGTGCGGATGCGCGTTGTCTGCGTCACGGCATCGCGGGTGGTGTAATGCCGGACGGGGTTGTGCCGTTTGACGACCACATAGCCGGACACGGTGTTGCCATCGCCGCATGATGCAACAAGAAGCATCAGGGCGACAGCAAGAAACACTAAAAGTCTTTTCATTGTCGATTCGGTTTTTGGAAATGTTATGCGTCAATGATTGGTTCGCCGACCATGAACGAATTTTCGGCGGTGGTTTGCTCCTTGATTTTCTGCATGGTCGCCACGGGGTCGCCTGACAATCCCGCCTTTTCCACGGATTCTTCTTGCGAAATGACCGCCTTTCCGCCGTTGGCGGTAAGCCAATAATTCAAATCGTCGATTTCGCTTGTCAGGATGTAAGGCGTTATTTCGGGTTCAACGTCCATTTCATCGCAAGCATCGGCAAGTGCGGTGTTGAATTGCCCGATGTATGCAAGAAGCACGTTGGCGCGTCGTTGTAGGTAATCATCGAATATTTCGCGTTTGTCCTGAACTTTCAAGTGCGCGTCCATGAAAAGCAATTTCAGGGCAAGCCCGGAAATCGCGCCCAGCCCCTTGACCGAATCAAAGGAAATGTCGGGGGTCTGCGTGATGGTGTATATCAGGCGCAAAAGGGTTTCGATTTCCAACTTGACCGCTTCGGGTGCGTTTGCCCACGACACATATTGCATCGTTGCGCCCGGTTCACCCTCGATAACCGCGCCGGATTCGCCCTTTTTCGCCCATCCGTTGATTGTTCCCGTGACAAAGATTTTCGGGCTTGCGTGATAATCGTTTGTGTCGGCAAAGTTCGACAAAAGGGTTTCCAAACGGTCAATCAGTTTGTCCACGTCCTCGGTTTCAAACTTATCTTGATACCCGTAAACGATGGGGATTTTGCAGATGGCAACGGGCTTCGTGAAACCCTCG